ACCCTCGAGGGCTTCTCTGGGTAGAATTGCCGACGCCTTGGGCGTTCCAGCCCCCATGATGGCATGGTTCGCGCACGCCGAAAAGGACAAGATTTCCGGCAATCGCGCACTCGAGCAAGTTGACTGCAAGATGCTGTTCATGGTCGGTCGTTTTGAGCGTTCCCTTGCGCGTGAAGCAGTGGGCAATGGGGTCTGAAGACTTCCCCCCCGCCATTATCCCCTCGGTCCGTCCCCCAATCCTTCATTCCGCTATCAGGGTGATTTCCCTTTGGCTTTGAGAGAGCACAGCGTGGTCCATTAGTGTAGCACTTCTCTGAAACCACCTTAGATTGGTTGACACTCCCCCTTCGTTTTGGGTATGTAACCAGTAGACTACAATTCGAGCGAAGTGTCGGCGCCTGATCACCGCCGTGAGAGCGCCAAAAGAACACAGGGCCGTCTGGGGCCAGACCTCCGGGCGGCCCTTTTCTTTTGGCTTCTGAGGAGCATGGCGTGACGGAAGATATCGCAACCACCAGCCGCGATAACGCCTCACGACCTACGAGAAGCAGCCGGGATAAGGAAATCTCGGGGCCAGGTTCTACCGGTAGAACCTATTCGCGCTCGCGGGGCTGTTTTTGCCGGATTTCCTGCTGTTTCCCCATTGCAGCCGATATGTAATTAGTAGCCATCATATCAGGCGTCATGTCGGCGGCTGATCACCGCCGTGAGAGCGCCAGAAGAAAAAGGGCCGACCCGAATTCGGCGGGCGGTCCTTTTCTTTTGGCTTCTGAGGAGAATGGCGTGACGGAAGACCTCGCAAATAGCATCCGAGAGAACGCCTCTGGGCCTAAGCGCGCCCGCGGCGACTCGGCCGAGGTGGAGCAGCACTCGCTCGCCGAGCAGGTCGAGGCCGACCGCTACCTCAACTCGAAGCAGGCGATGAAGAAGGGGCGGGGCTTCCGAATGACGAAACTCAGTCCTCCGGGGGCGTGATCCGCCAACGCCCAAGGCTACGGCGGACCAGGAGAAGGGCATGTTCGGTTGGCTCAGGAACATCCGGGCGAAGTCGAAGGAAACAGGTCCAGGCCATACGAGGCCGGGTTTCCGCGTCGTGCGCGGGCGCTACGACGCCGCAGCGACGACCGACGACAACCGCCGCCACTGGGCCAACGCCGACGGCCTCTCGGCGGATGCCGCCGCCAATCCCGAGGTCCGCCGCACGCTCCGCAACCGCGCGCGGTACGAGGTCGCCAACAACAGTTACGCCCGGGGGATCGTCCTGACGCTCGCGAACGACGTGGTCGGTACCGGCCCCCGGCTCCAGATGCTCACCGACAGCGATGAGACGAACCGCCTCATCGAGAAGGAATTCATGGCGTGGGCGCGGGCCATCGCACTGGCCGAGAAGCTCCGCACGATGCGGATGGCCCGGGCTGAAGACGGCGAGGCCTTTGGGGTGCTGACGAGCAACGAGACGCTTCCCACGCGGGTGCAGCTCGACGTGAAGCTCGTCGAGGCCGACCAGGTGACGACACCCGGCTTCGCCTTCGGCTACGCCGTGGCAAGCGCCACTCGCTACGGCGAAGCGCAGCGAAGCCGAGTCGATGGCATCGTCTTCGACGGCTTCGGGAACCCGGTCGAATACCACGTGCTCAAGAACCACCCGGGCGGCGGCAACACGGGCTTCACGGTGGAATATGACCGCATCCCGGCGGAGTCGATGGTGCACTGGTTCCGGGCGGACAGGCCGGGCCAGAGCCGGGGCGTGCCGGATATCACCCCTGCCCTTCCGCTCTTCGCGCAACTGAGGCGCTACACGCTGGCGGTGCTGGGCGCCGCCGAGACCGCGGCCGATTTCGCCGGCATCCTCTACACCGACTCCCCCGCCAACGGGGAGGCCGAGAGCATCGAGCCGATGGACGTCATCGAGCTCGAAAAGAGGATGCTGATGACGATGCCCGGCGGCTGGAAGATGGGCCAGATCCATGCCGAGCAGCCGGCGACCACGTATGGCGAGTTCAAGAAGGAGATCCTGAACGAGATCGCGCGATGTCTCAACATGCCGTTCAACATCGCGGCCTGCAATTCGAGCGGCTACAACTACTCGTCCGGGCGGCTCGACCACCAGACCTACTACAAGAGCCTGCGCGTCGAGCAGTCGCACCTGGAGCTGGTCGTCCTCGACCGTCTTCTCGCTGCGTGGCTTTCCGAGGCGATCCTGATCTCGGACTTCCTGCCCCTGTGGATGCGGACCGCGGGCGTCCCCGAGCACCAGTGGTTCTGGGATGGGCACGAGCACGTCGACCCCGCGAAGGAGGCGAATGCCCAGGAGACACGGCTCAGGAACCACACGACCACGCTCGCGGACGAATACGCGCGCAGGGGACAGGACTGGGAGACGCAGCTCCGCCAACGCGCGAAGGAAGTGGCGCTGGTCCGGGAGCTGAAGCTGCCCGAGGCGCAGGCCGTGCCGGCAGCCCAGATGCAAGACAACAAGGAGAAGGCCGATGACGCAGCCGAATGAGAACCGCCCCTTGAGTTTCTGCTCGGAGCCGGGCGCGTTGACCATCGAGGCCGCAGCGCCCGACGCGGGTGGGAAGCCCGCCCTCCCCCGCTTCACGATGGTCGCCTACACCGGCGGCGAGATGCGCCTCGTGGGCTGGCGGTATCCCGTCGTGGTCGATCTCCAGGGCCTCGCGATCCCGAGCCAGAGCCGTCCCATCCGGTTCGGACACGACATGGCCTCGGGCGTCGGCCACACGGAGAGCATCGGCATCGTGGACGGGAAGCTGGTCGCGACGGGCATCGTCTCGCGGGACACCGCCGCGGCGAAAGAGATCGTCGCCTCCTCGAAGAACGGGTTCCCCTGGAAGGCATCCATCGGGGCCTCGGTCGACGAGTTCGAGTTCGTGAAGGAGAAGCAGGCCGTCCTCGTGAACGGGAGGGAGTTCAAGGGGCCGATCAACGTCGTCAGGAAATCGACCCTCGGAGAGATCAGTTTCGTGGACCTTGGCGCCGATGCCGACACGTCGGCCAGCGTCGCCGCATTCCAGAAGGAGACAGAACACATGGACGGGAAGGAAACGCAGGAGAAGGACCAGGCGAAGGAGCAGGTGGCCGCAGCCGCCCCCGCCAAGACGGATGCCCCGGTGAACGACCCGGCGCCGGACCCCGTCGCGGAGATCCGCGCGAAGGCCGCGGCGGAGACGACCCGCATCGAGGCCGTCCGGAAGGCCTGTGACGGCAAGCACCCCGACATCGAGGCGAAGGCCATCGCCGAGGGCTGGGACGAGGCGGAGTGCGAGCTTGAGGTGCTCCGTGCCGAGCGCCCGAAGGCGCCGGCGGTGCATGAGAGCCAGCGGCAGACGAGCCCGCAGGTGTTCGAGGCCGTGGCGCTCATGGCCGCGGGCGTGTCCAGCACACGGCTCCAAGCGTCGTACCAAGCCCCCATCCTTGAGGCCGCGGACCGGCTGCGCGGCGTGGGCATCCAGGAGTTCTGCGAGCTCGCCTGTGGCCGGCAGCTCCCCCGCTTCCGGCGCGACGCCACCGGCTGGCTTCAGGCGGCCTTCAGCACCGTCAGCCTCCCGGGCATCCTCTCGAACATCGCCAACAAGATGCTCCTCGAGGGGTACGACTACGTCGAGGACGCCTGGAGGCAGATCTGCAAGATCGCCTCGGTCAACGACTTCAAGGAGCACACCCGCTACCGGATGACGGGCGCGTTCAAGTTCGAGCAGGTGGGCCCCGACGGCGAGCTCAAGCACGGCAAGGTCGACGAGCAGAAGTTCGGGCAGAAGGCCGACACCCACGGGATCATGTTCGCGCTCACCCGGCAGATGATCATCAACGACGACATGGGGGCGTTCACGGACATCCCGCGGCAGATCGGGATGGGCGCGGCGGAATCCATCGCGGACGCCGTGTGGGCTCTGCTGCTCGCGAACCCCCTGCAGTCGGACGGGAAGGCGTTCTTCTCGGCCGATCACAAGAACTACCTCGATGGCGCCGATTCCGCGCTCACCGTGGACGGACTGACCGCGGCCGAGGTGCTCTTCGGCGAGCAGGTGAAACCCAACGGTCGTCCGCTCGGCGTCCCGGCGAGCAAGTTGCTCGTGCCGACAGCGCTCAAGGTCCCGGGCGAGCTCCTGATGAAGTCGCTGCAGCTCAACGAGACGACCACGGCCAACAAGGCCAAGCCGTCCACCAACCCGCACGTGGGGAAGTTCGACCTGGTGAGCTCGACCTACCTCTCCAACGCGAGCTTCACGGGGGCGTCGTCCAAGGCGTGGTATCTCCTCGCCGACCCGAACCGGCTCCCGGCCATCGAGGTCGCGTTCCTGAACGGGGTGGACCGCCCGACCGTGGAGAAGACGGACGCGGACTTCAACACGCTCGGGATCCAGTTCCGGGGCTACATCGATTTCGGCGTCAGAGAGCAGGATTACCGCGGCGCGGCCAAGATGAAGGGCGAGGCGTAAGCCCTTACCAGGAAAGGAGAAACGATCATGGCGCAGGACTATCAGGCAAGGTTCATTCAGGACGGCAAGGCCATCGACTACACGCCGTCGAGCGACGTGTCTGCCGGGCAGGTTGTCGTGGCGGGTGCGCACATCGGCATCGCCAAGGTGCCTATCCCCGCCGACACCCTCGGGGCCCTCGCGCTCACGGGGCTCTTCGACGTCGTGAAGGTCACCGGGGCCATCAACGACGGCGCGGCGGTCTACTGGGACGCCGACGGGAACCCGCTGGGCGGCACCGCCGGCACCGGTGCGGCGACGACCACGTCGGCGGGGAACACCTTCATGGGCTTCGCCGTGGGCGCGGCCGCCGAAACCGCCGAGACTGTCAGGCTCGACCTCGTCGGCGTGGCGAGCGTCACGAACACCATCCACAACGCGCTGACGGCGGTCCTGACCGACCCCGGCAACGCGGGAGCGATCCCGGTCGACGATTCGGGGCACTGCGACATCGTGACCGCGGCCGCGCAGACGCGCACGCTCGCCGCGCCGTCGGACATCGGGCAGCTCCTGCTGCTCTCGATGAAGACCGACGGCGGCGACTGCGGCATCACCTGCGCGACGGGCATCAACCAGACGGGCAACAATACCATCACGATGAACGACGCCGGGGATTCGATCCTCCTCGTCGGCATCGCGAACGGCGCGAACAAGCGCTGGCGCGTGGTCTACAACGACGGCTGCACGCTCTCTACGGTGTAGTCCGGGGAGGCTGACAGTGGCTGACCTCCTCGAGGGCGCGAGCGCCTGGCTCGACGCGCAGCGGCTGAAGTTCATGTCGCGGACGGTCGGCTACCACCGTGGGAAGGACTCGGTCGACGTGCGGGCCGCGATTGGCAAGTCGGTCTTCGCGGTGGAGAGCGGCTACGCCGTCCTCGAGCGCATCGAGAGCCGCGACTACCTCGTGCCAGCGGCTGACCTCGTCCTCAATGGCGAGACGACGCTGCCGCTGCGGGGCGACCGGATCAAGGAAACCGATGGCGAGAAGGTGTTCGTCTACGAGGTGATGGCGCCGGGGAAAGAGCCGCACTTCACCTTCAGTGACCCGTACCGGAAGACGCTCAGGATTCACACGAAACACGTGGCAACGGAGGAGGCGACGTGATGAGCGACTGGATGGTCGAACCCATCGTGAGGTACGGGTTCATGGGATTCTCGGCCGTGCTCCTGGGCCTCGTCATCTGGCTCATCCGGATGCTGCTGGCCGTGCTCGATGCGAACACCCGCGTAATCGAGTTATGAGACGCTCCGCATAACTCGATTTATGCGGACCAGTCGATTATGTGGACCCGCCCTTGAGAGGCGGGAATGCAGACGGAGATGCGACCGGAAATGGGGGCGATGATGAACGATATGCGTGAGCTGTTCCTTCAACCGGTTGTCCAGTACGGCTTCCTCGGGTTTTCGGCGGTCCTTCTGGGGGCCTTCATCTGGTTGATGAAGCGCCTCTTGGCTGTCTTGGAGCGCAACTCCGAGGTGATCACGCACAATACTCAGGCCATCCGGGACCTGACGTCCATGACAACGGACCTGTTGTCCCTGAGCCGTAGCGTGCATGACAAGCTCATCAGCCGCCCCTGTATCGCCAAGGAAGAGCGGCACGGTTAGGGAGAAGGACATCTGTGACGTAGTCCGCATAATCACAGCCCCTCCAGAAACGCGAGCAGACCGTCCTTGGGGCGGTACCGCGGCTGCCGTGTGGCGGGCGGCTGAATAGTATGCAAGGCCTTCTCCTTCATCTTCATGTCAGTGGTGACGTAGATATGTGTGGTCGAGGGACTCTCGTGGCCGAGCCACAGAGCAATTACCGTCATGTCCACTCCCGCCTGAAGCAGGTGCATGGCGGTGGTGTGCCGGAGTACGTGGGGAGAGACGTGACGGTCCTTCAGCGACGGACAGGTCTTCTGGGCGGCGGCGACGGCTTTGGTGAGTCGTTTGGCCACGCCGGACCGGGTGAGCGGCCCGCCGCCCGCGTTGGGAAAGAGCACGCCGTCCTCGGCGAACCGGTTTTCCCGTATCCAGCCGCGCAGATGCAGAACGGTCCGTCTCCAAAGGGGCACCGCCCGTTGCTTTCGCCCCTTGCCCAGAAGATGGACCGTCCGGGCGCCGTCCAGGTCGAGATCGTTTACGCGGATGGCGACGATCTCGGAAACGCGCGCTCCGGTGTTGTAGAGGGTGGCCAGAAGAGCCCGGTCTCGCCGGCCACTCCACGTCGAGGGACTGGGGCTCTGAAGGATGGTTTCTGTTTCCTGGCGGCTCAGAAAGCCGACGAGCGCTTTCTCAAACCGCTTCATCGGGATGGCCATGACCTTTTGGATTTCCGGCAATGCAGAGGGCTCCTCGAGCATGACGTACTTCAGGAAGGAACGGAGGGCTGCCAGCCGCGCGTTGCGGGTACGTATGGAATTACCCCGCACACGCTCCTGATGGTCGAGGAACGCCAGGATGTTGCGGGCGCTGAGGTCGGCAAGGACCATGTCCGTCGGGGACTTGGCCAAACGCTCTGCGAGGAAACGCAGGAGCAGGCGGAACGCGTCGCGATAGGCGGCGACGGTCTGGGGGCTGGAGTTGCCCTGTTGTATCAGCCGCTGGCCGAAAAAGTCCTGCACGAGTCGGGGGAAGTCAGCGGAGGCGGTTTTCATGACGGATCTCCTGATTTGGAAAGAACGAAGCGCTCGAACTTCTTGCCGCAGAGATTGAAGAGCTCCGGCACGCCTGTCAGGTACCAGTACGTGTCCCGCAACGAGGTGTGTCCGAGGTACGTGGAAAGGGCCGAGATGGCATGGTCGATGTCCACCCCGTCCTCATACCAGCACTGCAGTCTGCGGCAAGCGAAGGTATGCCGGAGATCATGCAGGCGCGGCAGGCGACGTCCCCGTGGAGTAGCGCCGGTCTCGACGCACAGGTGCCGGAAAGTGTAGCAGACGGTGTTGTAGCGCGGGGCTCGGCCCCGCTCCGAGAGAAAGAAGGCGGGGTCGGTCGACGACGGAATGCAGGAGTCTCGATGCTTGGCGTATTGGATCAGGGCGTCCGTCGCAGTGGGATGAAGAGGAAGGAGACGCGAGCGTTGGCCTTTGCTTTCACGAACCCGCACAACCCCTTCCTCGAGGTTGACGTCACCGCGGGTGAGACGCAGGGCCTCGCCGATCCGCATGCCCGTGCAGGCCAGAAGCCCGATGAGCGTAGCATAGGTGCTTCCTCGCAGCTCGAGGGGGCTCGGCAGACGTCCCGCGCCGCGCACGAGCGCAAGGGTTTCCTTATCGGAGAAGATGTAAGGCTCCTTTCGCGACCGCGAGGGGCCGAGCATGTCGGCGGGCGGTATCTCGGTGCACGGCTCGAAGACTGCCATGTACTGCGCAAACCGCCGAAGAACGCCCAGCCGACGGCTGTGATACTCACGGCTCGCCCAGTGGGGAGAGGTGGACCAGGAAAGCGCGAGGTCCACTGTCAGTGGCCCGCGATGGCCGCTCTCGTCGGCAAAGCGCGCGAACGTCTTCAAGAGATAACCTTCGATGCGCAGTTTGTATCCGAGGCTGCGGCGATAGGTGAGGTAGTCCGCCACCCTGTCTGTCATGGTCGTTGGTGTGCTCATCGCCGGTCCTCCGGCCAAGGCAGCGGAACCGTGGAAAGCGTGGGCAGGTCGACTTTGGCGTAGATGGCTGTTGTGTCGAGGGAACGATGACCGAGAACATCTGCGATATCTTTCAGAGCAATGCCACGGCGGCGCATGCGCGTGGCTGCCGTGTGTCGCAGGATGTGTGTGCCGGTCCATTGGGAGGGCAGGCCCGCACGCCTGTAGGCGTAACGCATGGTGGTCCTGATGAGGGTGGTAGACACAGGTGTGCGATAAGGTGCTCGGTGCCGAACGAATACCTGCCGGCTGTCGGATGGAGGGCGGCCGTGGCGGAGATAGTCAGCCAGAGCCCGCCCAACCCGCTCTGGCAGGGGGAGATCGAACGGCCGTCGCGTCTTGCTGTTGGCCACATGGATCGTTGCCGACCGCCAGTCGATGTCGTCCAGCGTGAGCGCCGCGACGTCGCTGACGCGCATGCCAAGGTCCAGCATACAGATGGTCATTGCGTAGTCACGCCGGCCAGAGGACGTAGCGCGGTCGAAGCAGCGCACGAGATTCCGAATCTGAAATTCGCTGAGGACGCGTGGAATCGAGGCCAGCCAGAGGCGCGGAACCCGGGGGACAGCCGCAATCAAGGAACCTGCACGGTGTCCCCGGAACTGAAGAAACCGGAAATAGCCGCGCAAGGAACTGGTGAGGTTGTGCATCGTGCCGGGTTTGAGACCACAGGCCTTGGCGGCAACGTACGACATGATGTGTCTCGGCCTGAGGGTCGACAGGCGCACTCTTGCTCCGCCGAAGCGATGCTGAAGGAAGCCGTAGACGTATCGCACCTTGCTGACAATCGTCGCCTCTGCCTGTCCCTGGCAGTCCCGCAGATGACGGGTGAACTCGTTTATGTGCCGCTGAACGAACGATGTTTTGGCTCCGTTTCGACGACGGTCGCCTCCGGTTGCCATGACGTCCAAGAGCCGCCTCACACCGGCATGCTCACTGCTCCGGTCAGCCGGATTCGCCAGTCGGGGGCGGCAAATGGTGGGTCTGAACTGCAGCAGAAACTCCTTAGCGTGCGATCTGTCGGCCTCGGAGGGTGTAATGCCCTTCTCTTTGAGCCACCGGCCGAAGTGCTCTGCGGCACGCAGGTACCGCACCGCGCTCCATTTGGAGTAGCCTTGTTCTTTCAAGCGGATGGCCAACTCCTTGATGTGCCGGGCGAGATAGTTGCGCCGGATGCGCGCCAAGACCCGCGGACTCTCAACCCAATCTTCAAGCATAGTGCCGTCTCCTTTCAGGAAAAAGGGTCAAAGACGGCAGCCATGATTATGTGGAACGACGGTATTGCCAAGAAGCGATTCGGGGCTGACGGGTGGCCAGTTGAGCACACCGGTCCACATAATCCGGTGGTCCGCATAAATCGAGGCGAATACCGCGGCCATCCGCGACCTGACCCACATGACCAGCGACCTCCTGAAGCTCAACCGGTCGCTCCACGACAAGGTGATCTCGCGTCCGTGCATCGCGGAGAAGGAGCGGTGACCACCCACTATGACGCCGCGAGAGAGATCCGCGCGGTCGTCCGCGAGATGCGCACGGCGCACAGGCGCGCGGGTGGACGGGTCCTGGTGCACTGGATGAATCGCCTGGAAGCCGCAGTGGTGGTCATCACTCGGGAGAGTCGGAAGCATGCCGCTCGTGACTGACATCGCGGATGCCGTGGTGGAAGCCCTCAACGGCAAAGAGTTCAGCGTTGAGTTCGAGGCGGTACGGGACTACCGGCCGGTCCTCGAACTGCAGGACCTGAAAACGCTGCACGTGACC